GATCCTAAGATAGAACCGTCTGTTCCAATTCTAACCCAATCTTGATCCAGCCATTTTTTTAAATCGCCCACAAGATGTTCTCACTTCTTTTTAGGTTTCTTTTTCTCATAGCCTTCGCTTTGGTCTTTTTTTATTTTTTCCAAAACTTTTGCTTGGTTTGCATGAAGCTTGGAAGCTTTTTTTAAACCAGCAATAACCTTATCTAAATCTTTTGTATAGTGAGGCATATTAACGTCCTTTTCTCTTTCCGCCTTTAGACTTCTTAGCGTAGTTAGGGTCTTTACAGTACTTAGACGCGGCTAAATTAGCATAAGCAGAAGGATAAGTGTCAAACGTCCTTTTTGCCCAAGCTTTGCCCTCTGGGCATAATTTTCCGCCAGACTTTTTCTTTACTGCGCCGCCTTTTTTAAGACGTATTGGAGGACACTTCTTTTTAAGTGAAGAACCGGCACCTAAATTCACGGCACTTACCATGCTTTACAACTCCAGTAACGTGCTGAGAACTTATCTTTGGCTGTATCACACTTGTGTCTGGCGCGAAAACTGCTTCGCCTAGCAGGTTGATCTTTTTTAATAGACATATTAGGGTCGCCAAACCTAACTATTTTTATTTCAGAACCTTTTTTAGCTAAAACAGCACTTTTTTTAGGTTTATTCGGGGTTTTTTTAGGTTTATTAAACCCCGAAAAAGTCTCACCACGATACTTAATACGGCCACTTGGAAGTTTTTCAACATCTTTGGTAGTAGCCATAAAAAACCTATCTAAGCAAAAAACACTGTTATGGAAGCCATATTAGCGGCAGAGTACGTTATGTACCCTCCACCAACAAACAACATGCCGTTATCAGGTATATCAGGGTATTCAGCGGTGTCCGCAGTTGAAACCGTATTAAACTGCATGTTTATTGTGCCGCCTACAGTGCCTTCTCTAAAGCTGATGGTTCCTCCCGTACCGGTATTGACTGCGTACATACCTCTCAAACGCATACGACCCTCAAACATCGGGACTCCTACGTTATTTGAAGTTCCCGCAGCCACCGTACCTGCCGGATCACCAACGGCTGTAATAGAGGTAATGGAAGTATAAAACTTAGTGCTAGTTACAGCACCGGCGTTTCCTCCAGTAACTCGTTCAGATGCGGCGGCACCCGTTTCATCTAATCCGACAATGTCAAAAGAAATGCCTGAATCATTGCCACCCGAAGTAATGGTAATTTGTCTTGCAGCATCCGTAACAAAGGGACTAGCGGTCAAAGTGAGCGCAGCATTATTACCTACCTGTGCCGCGGCCGATATAGCAGTTGCACTTGCCACTGCCGCAGAGACAAATGTCGCTTTAACATCAGACATAAATTTCTCCCCGCTTAATTAGATGAACTGAAACTCAACTATGTAAGTAACGGTCGTTGCCGCAGTACCCAAGTTAGCACCAACAGGCTTTAATCGGGCGTGAAGAGTACGCGCTGCCGCGCTATACAAAGTTGACGCAATTACAATGGCTTCTGAAGTAGCCGGTCCACCTACAACACCCGCAGTTACCGAAGTGCTTACAAATGCTTGCGCGCCATGACCGTGAGAGCTTTGAATCAGGTATAGGGGAGCTTTAGCCGCCCATGTGACAGCAGAACCACCATCATCCAGAATGGCTTCTTCGTCAATTATCTGACCACCACCCGCAGACGTTCCCAAATCAAAATCAAGGTCGTTACCGGCTGACCCGCCCGTAACAATGTTACCGGCTGGAATAGCAATAAGATTACGAATGATAGTGCCCGGGGGCTGAATAAAAGAAACATCCGTCGTGGCATTCTGAGTAACTGCAATTGTGCCAGTAGTAACCGTTGCAGAAATCAACTGAGTTCCGGCACCGTGAACAACACCTCCCGTTAGGGTTGTTAATTTTGTAACGTCAAGTGTTAAACCAATAGAGGCATCATCGCCATAAGTAGAGTTGGTAGTAATCGCACCAGTTGCGGATTTAGTTATGTCTTGAAACCCGCCTTCAGACCGAACGGGTCCCGTAAAAGTTGTGTTAGCCATGAGTATTTCTCCTGTCTTGGCAAATGTCAGCCTAAAAAAAGACTGTCAGGGAATATGTTAATTTTTACTATACCGGAAAAAAGAAAGGGCGGCAAGTGCCGCCCTTTCTAGTCAACATATGTTTTCTATGCGCCGGGAGTACCGAACACAGAACGCCAATCAGACACGCCGAAGCTATATCTTTCACGGGCTTTAAAACGCATGTTGCCAGTATCAAAGTCTCCTTCCATTGCCGTTTTAATCGGCGCACGGTTGAAGTATTTGAAACCATTTGGAGCATCAGTCTTGATAAAGTACGCATTGGTATCAGTAAGAAAATGGTTAACTACTGCGCCTTCTGGCAACATTCCCATGTTCTTCATTGCGTTATTATCATTGTCTGCGGTTCCACTGCGGAGGTTAGAGTTAATTACACGCTCTGCAATAAATTGCAGTTCTTTAGGTATAATCAACTTCAAACCACGTACAGCGATCTTCAGACCACGCTCATCGGTCAGTCCTGCAATGTCAATCAGCATCTGCTCAAGAGAAGTCTCGTTGAGATCAGCCGCAACAGCCAGAAGGTTGGTCTGGTTGCCTGACAGAGAAGGGTGACTAGCTGAACACAAAGCCGCACCGTCGCCAATCGCACTAGCACCTGTCGAGAACGCATTGTTCAAGATAGCCGCAGCTTTGATTTGCTTGGTTTGAGCCATAGAACGAGCTAGAGCTTTGGTATAGCGTGATGCTAACCGGTCATACAAATTGTCCTCAATAGCTTCTTCTGTAATAGAAAATGCAAGGGCAATAGTTTCGTGAGTGTACCGAGCCGTGTAGGTTTCTTGTGCATCGTCAAAACTAACAGTACCGCCTTCGTTTTTAACAGGTGCCGTAGAAAAACCACCAAGCATCACTTCTTCTTCAAATGCACGGTCCGAAGACTCCTCATCAAAGATTTCCGAATGCTCGTTTTCGTACCGGTCATACTCCAAGCCGAACAAGGCATTAAGGCCGGGTTCAAGCTCTTTCGCTAATTGACTGCGAGAAATAGCCATGATATATCCCCCTTAAATGCCTGTTGATGTCGCATTAGTCTGCGAATCAAAACGGCTAGTAGGTGAGTTGAAATGAGCATTGATGCGAACAAGCATCGGCAGACCAGCCGCAGTAACGTCTTCGTTACCCGGATCGTCCATAATACCCACAATTCTTAACGGCAGGGTAGCCGTAGTTGCAATGGTGCTTACACCCAACTGAGAGTTGGAAGACCCTGTGTTTGTTGAACCCGTTCTAGCAGACGTTCCCAGACTAGCATTAGCAAACACAGCCGCTTGTGCAGTGGCGCGGTTGGTTAATGTGGCATCTGAAGACACTTTAAAGATTTGCATGGGATCATCGGCAACAAAAGCCTTTACTGGGTGATTGGTGTCAACACTTACTGAGTTGGAACCGGGCCAGTAATTAAGAAACGTAGGCTTCTTTGTTACTCCATCAACGTATTCTACGCCCATCAGTACACCTAATGCTTGAGTAGTTCCACCGTTAGTTGCACCAGCGAAGGCAATAACACCTGCCGAGGTAGGAACAACTATACCGTATTGGAAAATAGCATTAGTATTGTCGCTTGCGATCTCATACTGGGTCACCCCAGTAGAGTTTACACCGCTTCCAACTATACCAACAGGACGAAGACCATAGGCAGTATTTGCATTTGCCATAGTAGTTTTCTCCTAGTTATAAAGCGACCGTCATTTGCGGCCACCAAAAGTTACACGAGATTGACGATCCGGTCGTGCTATCGTCATGGATGAATGTGCGTTTTCCCGCATCATATCCTGATCCACTGCTTCCATTTGATCTTGGTTCCTACCTTCAAAATAGGAGGTCCTTTCAGCAACAGTTTCTAAGGGTATACGAGCAAGAAGTAAGCCGCCTACTCCAAAAACACCTTCGTATTTACCTGTTTCAACTACTGGAGATTCAAAATCGGGATATTCGTCTTGGCGAACCAATTCGTACCCTTCTCTCAGTCTTGCACTGACGTTCTTAGTATCATCGAATCCTCTGGTTTCAGATCGAATCCAACGATGCTTGAACCCTTCAGGGGCAGGTGGTGCATCTAACATTGACGGCGGAGCCCACGGCTTACGCACTGCCGTTTTACTCCGTTGTGTATTTGCGCGAGAAGCCCGTTTGATGGGTGCATCTAACTTTTCTGTTGTATCACTCATTTCACTACTCCTTCACGTATTTCGCGTATTCTTCTAGCGGCACACCCAATTTTTTGGCTATAGAAATCTGGCTCGGGGTGAGTCGAACCTGCCTTTTCCCACTGCGCCCTGTTGTTTGTCTAGATGCAGAAGCTACCGTTTGAGCGGGACGGCTCTTCTGTTTACCAAATTTGTGCGGAAATTCTCCCGCAACTCTTCGGTCAAGCTCAGTATAGTAGTCATCAGACTTGGGGTCAAACCCTTCTTCTTCAACTAAACGCTTATGTATACCGAAAGCCGCATAAGTCATTGCTTCATCTTGACCAAACCAATCGTTCTTCACGGCCCACTGTTCCGCTTTAGGATCGGGCCTTTTAGGTTGCGCTTGTTGCTGCGGCATGGGCTGTTGAACTTGAGCTTGTTGTTGCGCTTGCAGTTGCTGTTGATAACGACCTTGTTGAACTTTCGCTTGTTGAGCCCTGTCATTCTCAATAGCTAACGAAGTTAAAGCTCTCTGCGCTTCGACCGCGGCTTTGGTGTCGCCTATTTCCATAGCGCGTTGCATAGCTTCTTCAGCTTGTTGCTGTTGCGTAGTTACCCTGTTACTAAACTCATTAACATAATGACTGTCCAAATTGTTCATTCTAGTCTTTAGCTGTTGAGCTTCTTCCTGAACTTGTTTAGCGTAGTTAACCGCTTCAGACTCGCGCCTTTCTGCTTCGCGCATCTTCTTGGTAAGACGATCTATTCTTTTCTGTGTAGAGTTGTCGGCTTTCTGAAACTGGTCTTCGTTGGTAACAATCGATGCTTCTTCGTTGGAATCTATTTCAACTTCGACATCGTTCTCACCAACCTCTAACTCAACTTGCGTATCTTTATCTGTATTCATAAATCACCTCTTAAAAATGCAAAACGTCTTCAGGGTCTAAGATTTTGGCTAGAACTTCGTCATCATTAAGAATACGAACTTCACCCCCATCAATAGAAAATCTAGAACCTGCATATCTGGCAAACATTACCCAATCTTTTTCCTCGCACCACGAACCTAATGGGAACTTGTCGGGGTCTTTATATGCAAGGGGACCAACTTTAAGAACATATCCAACTTGTGTAGACACATGTTGTTGCTCAACCATTTGGTCAGGTAAATAGATGCCACCTTCCGTTTGCCCTTTACCACGGTAAGGTAAGATGAGAATTCGCCACCCCGTTGGAGAGGGCAGTCTTTCTAATAAACTTTCACCAATGTTGTCAGGACGAAGAAAGGGTTTTTCGACGTAGGCTTCTTGTAAGGTTTTTGCTTCCTCTTCTTCTTTCATTTGGTTAAAAGAGGCATTTGGTGCGGCAGAAAGGTCAATTTCTGGTTTAGTCATTACTACGCTCCTGTTTATCTAGCAGGTGTTTTAATTCCTGTTCCACATGATTTAGGGCTTCCATGTTGCCCATAAGCTCACGATATTGCTCCATAGACTTAACATTGCCGTACATCATTAAATCGACAATGCTCTGTCTTCTATCCCTAATAATTCTAAAAACTGCTTCGGAAGTACGAATCTCATCCATTCTTATATGTACGCATATTGTCTGTTAAAGTAGTGTTTTATCCTATCATATCTTATACAAGGAAGGCTACTTCTCTAACTAAATATGTGACCATTCTTCTCCGGCCCATAATAAAGCTTCAGCCTCTCGTCGTCGTACTAAGCCGTTTAAAACTTTTCCGCCCGCCCTATTCCAACGCTTTATTTGATAAGGAACGTCAGAAGCACCAGTATTAATAGAAGTCCGCAAAGTGCTTTCCCGTAAGTTACCCGCACCAAGATTGTACGTCCAAGCAACGAGCGCATCGAATTCATTTTGATCCAAAGGCGTGTTGATATATTTGTGTACATACTTTTCAAATTCATGTAAGTCGTCCTCTAAAAAAACATCGGCTTCTTGTTGAGTTATCTCATCGCCTTCTTCTACGCCCGCCGTATGACCGTAGCCAATCGTCCAAACATTTGCGCTACACTGATATGACTCCAGCTTACAGCCCTCAAACTTTTTAATAAGGGCTATTCCCTCTCCGCTAGTTTTCATTTTTCTTATCAACTCTTTCTTTTAACTTCTTGATTAGAATACGTTGCGCCTCTATTTCTGTCTTTTGTTTGAGCATTAAGACACGAAGACGTTCTTCCTCACTAACTTGCGGCATAGGGAAAGGTAAGATCATTTTTCTCTACTCACTTTCTGTACTTTTTCGACAGACCGCATGGCTCCAAGTCCGAGCATACCCATAAGCACAGGCATCATTGTAGATGTTTCTATTAAAGGTATAACAATGCCAGACTCAGCTAACGCAAGGCCAAAGTTCGCCATAGGTATCACAATAAAGTTTGAGGCCATGCCCAAAACGCACACCCAACCAACCGCGGGTCGCCAGCCCGCTACAAACATACTACTGCTTGCAGCTTCGACTTTGTTAACTTCCAATTGCCCTTTGGCAAGCTCTTGAGCATGACGCTCTGCCATAGTCGATATTTCATGGGCCAAAGCATTCTTTGCGTCTTTGTCCTCTATAAACTTATCCAACAAACCTGCTACGGGGCCAATCAATGCTTGTAACATATTCATCTCCTACGCCGCGTTTAAGACTTCCATCACCGTGACTAGTAAAGACCCAAGGCTTGTAA